ACATCTACCGTCCACAAAGAGGAGGACTCGCAGAGGCGATGAAGGAAGTTAAGGAATTTGATACGGTCGATGAACTCAGGTCTCATGTAGCAAGCCATTTCAATGATATTTCTCCTGACTTAGTGAATCTAGACGATGTAGTAATTGACGAAGAATCGAGAAGCGATCCGCGAATTGGTTGGGGAAATGAGCATATGGTTTTGATCAACAAATGTGGCGGCACTGATTTTATCCAAGAATATGGCTGCGGGCAATGTGTTGGCTTTGTGAATATCAATACGTTTGGAGGCGATTAAAGTGGACTTTCACAAAGGCGAGTACGTCGAATTAGCGACTGGACAAACCGGCTACATTGCAGTAGTAGACAATAATTCTCTTATAACTCAGTTTGTCATCAAAATTCTCACTCCGGCGTCTGACAAAGGCAAAATCAAAATTGTAAACATCCCAAGATTTGAATCGCCAGCATCAATCTTTATACAGATAGGCTGTCATAAGTTTCGTGGGGACAAAATCGAGGCAGTGGCGCTTGATCCGTATTCAACGACTACACCGCTGCCTGTAATTCAAGATAAACTTAATGAGTTAGTGGAAGCAGTCAACCAAATAAACGAGAGGTTGGGAGGATGACGGTAAGAATGGATTTGCATGTAGGTGAATACGTCGAATTAGCCGATGGCAGCGTTGGTTATATTGTCAGGTTTTATGACAGCAGCGATTATGCCGGCCTTGTAAGATTGGAACGTAAAACAATCGAAGTGAGCATAACGGCACCAGAAAAGGATAAAGGGTCCCTTAGATCGATACTTGTGTACGAAGGAGATTCTCTTTCTAATTATTTCGCTCGGGTAGGCAACAGAAAACTGAGAGAAGACGAAAAGGACACAATCAAACCGATCAACCTCGCCGGAGTCTGTATCAGCGCGACCGAGCGCATGCTCGCGCTGAAGGTAGACGAGTTGGTCAAAGCAGTTAACAAAATCAACGAACAGTTAGCAAAGGAGCGATAAAAAATGCCAGAGAAGAAACCCACGTTCTACATGATGGTCGGCGTGCCGTGTTCCGGCAAAACCACCTATGCCCGCCAGATTCCGAATGCAACCGTACTTTCCAGTGAGGATATCCGCGCTGAGATCGGAGCAGACGGCGGCGACAAGAAGATGCACAAACAGGTATTCGATATCCTGCATGAGCGCACAAAGGAAACGCTTTCCGCTGGCAACGATGTTGTTTACGATGCAACGAATCTGCGTCATACGCGCCGCGCCGATCTTCTGAATGAGATTAAGAGATTGGCCGGCCGCAAGGTTTGCATTTATTTTGCAATCCCATTGGAACAGGCGCTGTC